TTAGAGGACGTATTGAACAAACGCAAGGGGGTTTCCCTTAGAAACCTAGAGTGGTTCATAACTAATTACGCGCGCTCGAAGAATTTAATGTATGAGATGCCCAATGGACAGGCGTTTGTCGTGCACTGTGCATACAAATCGAGTCTTGACGGGTACAGTAAAAAGTTGTTCGATCCGTTTTGTCGTACGCAGAAGTTTGAGTATGAGGTCCCTCATACCGATACGAAGATTCAAACTACCGTAGCCCAACTCAATTTCATTCGATGGTGTATCAAGAAGAACATTTTACAGTACCTCACAGATAATAAGAAGGTACTTGAATCAGGCAAAAAGTAAGCCCGCTCTATTATTTTCATAAACCATGAACTTGAAACCAGTGTAATAAAGGTGCATATTGTACTTATTGAAATTACCGGGTTCCGTCACAGTGTCCAAAAGACTCCCGTCCAGAGTCGTTTTTGACGATGTCAAACTAGAAAAGTCAACAGAACCGGTTGGTTGGGGATTTTTGGGTAGTAGCGCGAATGAGTACGTGTATATATTACGAAGTGGGGTAGTGAGGCCATGTTGATATGGTTGGACGTGCTTGAAATAATTCGCTCCCGTAACCCGTGATCTATCACTCGTACCCAAGAACCCCAATCTATCGTGGCCGTTTAGGTAGAGCCGTGCATCTGACATGATCTGGTATAAATTTTCCTGGTATGCATTGGATGCTAAATTGGAACTGAAATTGAATCTATGTAAAAATTCAAAGGAGTCGGTGTCATCTTCAACTTTCTGATTACGCATGAACCAATGAAAAGCCTTTACAGGTGGCAACCCTACCAACTGATTACTGAAATACGGAACCGAACCTGTAGATACACTGGTAGTCGCGTTTATCACACCTGCGTCTTTATCTAGACGGTGCACGGGCTGCTTCTGTACCGTGGGTATGATATACTGCTGCTTATTCGACATCAAGTAGTTTCTCTCCACATCTGTCAAGACCATCTCTTCTGTCACCAGGCTTACTTTAGAAAGACTCATGGTATGATCAGAGGCTACATTACTGAAAAACGTCACCGGATTGAATTCTATAGTTACGCTTATGATGTCACTCAGACACGCGCATGTGTACAGGTACGGCCGGAAAATCGCATCGCCGTTGTTCCCACCCTGCCCCGAGTCCGTGCTCACGTTATTATCCCATGATCCCGGAAGTGTCTCGTGAGTACGACAGAAAAAGAACCCGAGGGGTATGTACAACGGCAATGGATTCTGACACACGCTAGACCCAGGGAGTTGTGTTATATCCTGCCCGCCGTTGAGAATGTCTTTATATGCACTCTGCTCGCTCAGGCTAGCGTACAACTCATCGTGGATAATGTACCAATCATCTTCGAGTGTCTCTATAGTAGTCCCTCCTATACTTAAAGACGCCTCCTTAATGACGGCGCGACCTAATTGGTCACAGTATGTGTTACCCGTTGGTAGTCCGGGCATCGTGAGTTTAATGTACATATTCGACATGATATCACCCGACGTCTTTGGGTCTATCTGGAACGTTATACGGTTGCCAAAAGGCCAGTTCGTGTCGGTCCCAGAGTTGTTATTGTACGTATGCACTTTCTGAAATCTCGTGAAATTTGTGTGTTGGACATTATCCTGTTTCCAGAACGTCCCATCCTTCCCGTTGAGGAATGTATCCTGTTTTCCTATGGCATGAAGCGACAGCACCGCACCAGTTCCATCCCCAGCCGAATCCGAAGTAGGTGGCTTTATAACGGTGGGATAGAATGTAAACATCATAAGAAAACTATTACCTGTACTATCAATCTTAGACGATGATACCAGTAAATCGTCCTTTGTGAGGTAGACCCTGTTGTATGCTTTGAGACCAGAGGTATAATTAGGGCTTGTTATTGTCTGTATTAAATTCCACGGGTTTGTTTTCTCGTATACATACGCCTTATATCCAAAAGCACTTTCCGTTGATACGACTATATACTTCCCATAAATAGAACAACTTTGCACGAAACCCGTGGTCCCTGTTAGTTCGCTTGGGCGTAGTCTGTTCGTAACTACTCCGTTTTCTATAACAACCAACTGGTTACGAGCATCGCCATATATGATGGTATTTTCGAAAAGTTCGAGGGGGTTGTCTAACACCTTAGAATTTCGAGATCCTGGGCCAAGTGTATCGATTATATTTGTATCGAATGTCCACGTACCACCCACCCGCTTTATAACAATAATCTTCCTGTAAGTAGTAGTTAACGAAAGGGGACCGTTTATGACTAAACATGCTATGGTGTCTCCTCTGACGTTATATAGTGCCATGTAATCGTCGACATCGAGAGGCAGTGGGAACGTCTGTACCAACGAAAGATTTTCGTATATTAGAAGTTCATTCGTCGTATAAGCACTAACGACGATTACATTCCCACTTGATCTGGCTTCTAACGCAGTTGTCGTTGGGAACGTAAATGTAGTACCAGTGGCGGTATAGGTAGATAAAGAATATTCTGCGTATGTTCGTTGCCATTTATCCGTATCTACAAGGAACGTATCCTCTAGAGGAAGGAGGTAATTGCCAAATGTAATTGCTCCCGGTGGTTTAGTTATCTCGGTTTGCAAAATCCACGAATTTTCTATTTTTTTATATATAAATATACTTTCATCAATTTTATCACTATTTACTACCATAATATTATCTTTTATGAAAGATTTAGTGCTGAAATCATTTGCGTTCGTGAGACCCGGGGGTGTAAACTCACTTACGTCATACCATTCACCACCTGGTGTGATCATTACTTATTCTACGATTTTATTATGTCGGTTTTCCACATATCCACCACACCCACCTTCTTGAGTTCTACGAGTTCCGTCTCAGCGTCACTGGCTTCCTTGTTAAGTTTCTCGATCGCCTCCTCCGTGTACTGGTACGTCTTGATATTGAGAAGGTAGTCGAAACTCTCGTCGATCTTGGGGAAGATCCCCGCCAACTCTTTCTCGAGATCGGCCCTCTTGCGCTTGAACACTATCAGGTCACCCTGAACAACCATCTTCACGAACTTTGCCTTGTTACTCGCAACCACTGTCTGATGCTCGAGTGTCTTGATGAGGTGCTTCTTGCGCTTCTTGTAGTAGTCCAGTCGAATCTCCAGAAAGTCTGTCAGGATACCCTCCGGACTACCGTACTTCTTGATTCCCTGGGTCGGGTGGAAGAGGTGCATGTTCGTCGTGTGAACCGTCTTTTCCATCTTGAAATCTTTCGTTGGACTGGAACCAGAGTAGTCGTACACTTCGAACTTGACATCCTCTGTCGTGCTGTTGTTCTTGTACCCCGCAATGATCTTCTTCTCCATGAGCACATCAAGATGTTCCTTGAAATCCTGTGTCCATCGCCCGGGTGGGAGTTCCGTGATCATGTAATCATCTCCAGTCGTGCGATCATAGCAACCCCGGGCAACCCACACCCCGTCGCTATTCTTGCGAATAGTTCCACCGAACCCCCGGAACCACGGGACCATAGGCGTCATGTCCTTCCCCGCGAGGGCTGCCATGATGTTCGCCTTCACGTCCTTCGGATTGTACGGTGGTACGTATGTACTGAACCCAGTCCCGATACCCTCCGTACCGTTGATCAGGACCATAGGCAGAACGGGCACGAAGAACTCCGGCTCGATAGTCTTCCCGTCGTCGTTCAGGTACGTGAGCACCGCATCGTCCTTCTGATCGAACATCTTACGAGCCTGGGGCATGAGTTTCGTGAAAATGTACCTCGTCTGACTCGCGTCCTTACCACCCATGAGCCGGGTCCCAAACTGTCCACACGGCTCCAAAAGGTTGAGGTTATTAGATCCGACATAGTCGTGTGCCAACTTCACGATCGTATCGGCCAGTGATACTTCTCCGTGATGGTACGAGGTCTTCTCGGAAACGTAAGCGGCGAGTTGAGCGACCTTCATCTCGTTCTTCAGGTTCTTCTGGAAAGACGCGTGGATAACCTTTCGCTGGGACGGTTTGAGACCGTCGCACATACTAGCGACCGATCGACGCAAGTCAGCAAGACTGAAATTGATTAGGTCATTGTGGACAAAGTCCGTGATTCCAAGGTGACTGATGTTCCCGTAATCGACCTCGAGGTCCTTCCCGGAATTCTCAAGAAGCCACCGCTTCCTGCTATCCGCGCGCTTCTTATCAAACGCCAGGACGATCGATTTCTGGGCCATCTCATCGGCCTCGAACGCTACAGTCAAGTCGGTGATGTTCTTGAAGTATTCCCGGGCCTCGACAGATGTCGAGGTACCCAGACCCTTATAGTACTTGATCTTCCATCCACGCGTGTCCGTGGTACGCGCCCACTCGCGGTACCTCGTCTCGGTGTAGAACGACTGGACCTGCGCTCCCTTGCTCGCCTTGATAATGGGCGTCACCATGCTCACGACAAACCCCAGATCGAGAAGAGAGGGCCAGAAGTAGTGAATCATGTTCAGGATAAGCCCCTTGATATGCGATCCGTCATTATCCGCATCGGTCATGATCATCAGTCGGCCATATCTCAACTCGGATAGATACTTGTACTCCTTTTCCTGCTGAAGTCCCAAAATCTTCTTGAGATCCGAGAATTCCTGATTCGACATCAACTGCTTCACCGAAGCATCCCGGACGTTCTTGCACTTACCACGGAGAGGGAACACTCCATACAGGTCTCGTCCGACAACTGACAGCCCTGCAACGGCCAAAGTCTTGGCGGAATCACCCTCCGTGACAATCAGTGTACACTTCTCAGACTTGGCGGTTCCTGCGAAGTTCGCGTCGTCGAGTTTCGGGATACCCGTGATCTTCGACTTCTTTGATCCGTCTGATTTCTTGAGTTCCTTCTGCTCCCTGAACTGCGAAACGGCCATGACCTCGTCCTGCACACCCGACTTGAGAACGCTCTTGATGAAAGTCGTAGGTGGCTTGAAGGCGCTCCCGAACTCCTGGGGCTTGAGCGTGCACTCGGACTTGATCTGACTACTGAACGTCGGGTTCACGAGTGTCGACTTCACCATCACGAACAGTGTGCTCTTGACATGCTGCGGCCTCAACTTGATCTTCTTACCCAGTGCCTCGATCACACCGGCACACACGTGACTCGCGACATAGTCGACGTGCGTCCCGCCCTTGGTCGTGCAAATGCCGTTCACGAACGAAACCTGCTGAAAGCCGCTGTCCGAAGGAGCAACTACCACCTGCCACCTATCACACTGTGCAGATGCGACCAGTGTATCATCGTCGAGATACATCTTGGCGTACACTTCCATCGGCACCATCTTCAGTTT